GAACAACCACCGAAGCCAAGATCGAACATCTTGCCGCCCATCTTCGTCTCGGACAGCGTAATCATAGTGCGATCACGGCAAGCCTGACGGTACAGACGGTAGATATTGCGACCGACAACGATCACGTCCGGCTTTTCGCCCTTGAGCGTCAAGTCGAGAAGAATGTCGTCGAACGCCTCTTCAATGTTGCTCGCGTCCAAGTTACCAGAGAACTGATACGCGGACGTGCGCCACTGGTTCTGCGACACACGCGAGATGCCGCCGATGCTGCCAGTAGTTGGATCGTCGGGAATGAGATTTCCCAGACCATTCGGGTCGAGACCGCTTCCAGTCGCGTAGAGCCAAGTCGAGAAACGCTCAGTGATGGATTCCTCCAACACTTGCATCTTTACCTTCGCGATCTTGAGAATCGCTTCCGGTCCTTGGTTCTCATCCTCTTCCTGCTCGGAGACGATGTACGTACCGACAACACGCGACCAACCGAAGCGAACCGTATCGAGTTCGTTCGTCTGAGCGACGGGAATCGGTGCGTAGTACTGAGTGGAAGTGATGTTGCTATTGCGGCCGACGATGAGAGGATTGGTGATATTCGCACCCGTCTCAGTCTCAACACGCTCGGAAGCGAATGCGAATGCTACAAGAGCATTCGACTTGATCGCTGCCATGATGAGCTTGCGGCGACTTCCGTCCAGCATCGAGTGGATGACTGTATCGAGAGTGCCGGAAGCATATGTACTAAGCATTGCTTACTCCGGTTGTTGAATGAAATAACGTCACACTTGAATGCCGTGCTTTGCCATTGCGCGACGAGCAATCAAATCCCAAGAATCTTCAGCGTTTGCTTGATCGTTCACGCCTTCCGCGACGTGAGTTGTTTCGCTGCGATTTCTACCATTCATAGATGGCAGTGGACGACGGTTATTTCCAACACCGGAAGGTCCGTTCCGTTGCTGACCGTTTCCAGCCAACTGCGGAGCGAGCGGCTTAGTCCAATCGAGTCCACGCTCTGCCGCGAAAGCGCGTACTGCAAAGTACGATTCACGATGAGACAATCCCTTGTCACGCATGACATTCGCGATTGAATCTTCGTGTACACGCGCGTCCGGGAAATCTTCCATGAACGCATTGTATTCATTTGTAACTTCGTCGTGTAGCTGTTGTTCTTCTTGATTAACGCGTTGCTGTTCTGTTAGGAATGAGAACGGCTTGATTGCCTCTCCGACAATCTCTTGCACGGTGCTGCGAAGGTCGGCTGCGCTTAGTCCCTGTGCCTGTCGGATTGACGATACATCTTTACCAGCTTGCTCGGCAAGGGTCAAGAGGGTATTCATCGTTTTTACAGGATCACGCTTCCATTGCACGAACATCTGCAATGCAGCGCCGTGTTCGTCTAGTGTGAGTCCTTCTTTCTTCGCGAGTGCGTTTGCGCTTTCGTAATTCTCAATACGCGAACGAAGTCCGCCTAGTTCACGCGACTGTGCTTCGATAGTCGGCCAGAGACGATGGAAGATCGCACGCTGTCCACCTTGACGTGCAATCAGCGCGCCGTTCGCGTCGTAGATGTTTCCGTTTGTGTCGGATTGGAATAGATTTCCGAACTTTCTCGCAGACGTACGAGTCGGTTGAACTGTTTGATTTTCAGTAGTGCTCTGTCCGTCGCCAGCAACGGGAGCCTTTCCGGTTTTCGGATCGACTTGCTGCTTTGCACCGTCTTGCTGCGTACTGTCAGTTGTCTTTCCGGTGGTGGTCTGTTGCGTCTGCTGTTTCTGTCCTTTATCATCACCTGTACCTAGATCAGCCGCACGATCAATGATGTCGTCCCACTTCTTATCACCTGTGGAAAACTGTTCGATTTGCTGAACATCATTCTGTTGTGTCTCTTCATTCTCAATTACATCGTTCTCGACCATGTTCTAACTCCTAGTGTGTGCTCTGCGGTCCTTGTGACTGTGCAGCAGCTTGTGCCTGCTGTACTCTCTTGCGCGCTTCTGCTTCGGGCATTCCTTTCGCAACCATCTCTTTCACGGCTGCTTCTTCTTTCGCGTCGTCTTGTTGTCCCTGTGCTCCAGCCTGCGCATTCTGTGTTTCTGCTTGCTGCTGTTGCAGGCTTCCTTGAATACTCTGCATAATCATTCCGATTTCCTCACTACTCACAGTGAAGCCATCGAATGAACGCTGGAATATCTTGAGTACAAGAAGCAACGCGACAGGAGACGATTGCACGAACTGTCCGAGAATCTGTCCCATCTGGAGTGCTTCTTGCTTCTTCACCGCACTCGTTGGCTTCTGTGTGCTGCCACCTTCCACACGGCATTGCACCTTGTGTCGAATGTCCTGTGGCTGCATCTGTTGCCATTGCATGTCTTGGAACTGTCCACCTGTCAATTCATTGAACATATCCGCTTCCATGAACTGCAAGCACATGAACAGAATCTTCCACATGATAGCGCCAATGAAGTCTTCAACTGCGTCGCGCTTTTCATCGAGACGCGTATTCGAGACGGACGAGTATTCTTGAATTGCTTGGTTCGTGGTGTTCGTCTTAAATTGCTCACCACGCATCGCTTCGCCAAGTCCAGACAGCATATTTACCGCTGCCTTTGCTGGCTCTTTGTCCCACAAGTGTTTGAATTCCAGATTCGGTTGTGGCGGACCCATGATGAGGTCGGTCAACTTGTGTCCATCTGGTACAGCGACACCTTGGAATTTCTTATTCGGATTGAGTAGGATGTCCTCAACGTCCTTCGTACTCAACACACGTGAATTGAAGATCGTCTTATCGCGCATTGCAACACGAGCACGGTTCAATTCATCAATGATGATGTTGATTTCGTCTTGTTGGTCGAGATAATGACTCACTTCACCGCGCGTACGTGGAGACGTGGGCGACGGATGCCACTGCAAACGCTCTAGCGGGTAGAAGTCGGGGAAGTGATACGGGTCTTCAAATACCCAAATCGGCCACGTCCAGTCTTTTTCCGAATACATGTAGAACCGTCTCTTAACCTTGTCGAAGCAGTACCAGACTGCTGTGCGTTTAGCGCGTTCGTACGATTCTCGGTCACTGTATCCGTAAGACTTTGGATCATCTTTACCACTGTCAAATAGTTTGAAGTTGTCAATTTGCTCTTGTGTTGCAGAAGCACTTGCATTTGCTTGCGAAGCATCGACGACATGAGATGCCTCGTATGCGGAGACGAATTCGCCATTCTTGGGATCGCCTTTTCGTTGACGATACCGCGCATTCAAGTACTTAGTACTCTCCATGACGCAGACCATCTTCCAATTCGCATCAGAGAAGTCATCTTCTAGCGCATCTGAGTCAACAAGTACGTCTACACTCCTAAGCGTTTTGAGAAACGGGCCGGGAGGATCAAGCAAGTCAATTGATTCTTCGAGCGCAAGTAACTCACCTTCCAAACGCTCAATTTCTTTCTGGTCTTCTGCTTTCGCAAGCTCTTCGCCAATTCTTTTAATGTCTTCGCGAGCAGCATCCGCGGAATCTTCTCTTCGTGTCCAACCAAGAAGTACCCACGCTTCATTTGTAACCTCAGTGCGCATGATACACTTGCGCATCTTGGGTTTCATGTTGATTCCGGGTGCAGCACGCATCTCCATGATGCGATTTCCAAGACGCTTGAGCGCAAGTCCCATTTGCTCTGCACTCGGGTCCGTCATTGTCACTTCGATTGACGGATTCTTAGCGTACACGTTGGGAATGACGGCATTGACAGTCGCGTACACGATGTTCTCTGTCATGGAGAACGAGTCACGGCGATCCTTGCCGTAATTTCGCGTGCCTGCCTTGTTTCCTTGTGTCTGCTTGCGATGATTTTGCTGCGCGTTGTCGTAGTAGTACTCAGCTTCTTCCCATCCATCAATCAAATGAGACACAGCTTTGCGTCCAGCGTCACGACGACCCTTCCAAGTGTTCCCTTCGTACTTAGAAACAGGTACTTTCGTAGTCGGATCGAGTTTGTATATCTCTTGACGCGGAGCTTTCACAACTTCCTGCGGCAAGTCACCGCCAACTTGACGAATTGACTCATTCACGCTCGCATCCACACTCGTAGGCGGCGTCTGTTGCTGGTCAGTAGGCAGTGGAGGAAGTGCCATTACATGTGCCTCGGAAGAATATGCCCGCGTCGATCATCTTCGACTTCGGACCAATTGAATACACGTGGGTCTATGATTCTGCGCTTGCGTTGGATAGAACCGACAACACGACTACGCTTCGTGAGCATGTACTTTGACATATCCATAGCGTGATCGTTGCGATCCATTGGCTTGTCTACGTTCTGGCCTGCTATATTCTTGTTCCAGTAGTAGTCAGCTATCTCGTTGTGCCACCAGTCGAGCTTGGATGAGACAAAGAAGCGAGGCGCACCATATGTCTTATGAACTGGATGCATGTGCATCGCGTCGATTGCGAGATACGTGCCCATCTTCTCAATGCCAGATGCAATATCACTTGCACCACGTTGCATTACTATGCCTTCGGTCTCGAACATCGACGTGATGCTCTCTGCTACTGTCTCCTTTTGAGCATTCGTCTTTCTGAATAGCTGTGGATCAGCGAATATCGGTTCAATCGGAATGACTTGCCACTCATTCCGTATCTCTTTTATCCATTTCGCTTGCTTCTTAACCAACGCATTGGGTTCATAGAAGCCATCCGTGAGGAAAATGTCGCCCACATCGTTGTAAAACGCGAGACCGTAGCATGAAGGAACGATCTGGCCGTAGTCGTAACCTTCGACAATGCCGAGAGCGTCATTTGCAAGCTGTGCTTTGATATACTTAGTAAGATCACTATGCTCCACCATATGAACAGTGTCGTTATAATCAGGATATACAAGACCCTCATATGCGTCCCACTTCGCTTTCACGTATCTATCGTACATAGCGCCGCGGAACACGATCTGCATACGCTTTGAGAATCGTTCTCCTGTGTGTTTCTTGTTCGCCTCTGTTGGAGCATTGAACACGCGAATGATGGGCTTGCGTGTTTCAGGGTCAGTGAGCAACTTCGGCGTGATTAGTTTGGTCTTTTCATATAGAAAATACGGTCCACACACTTCCCGGTAGAGCCAGTTGCGAGTTGGATTTGCACCGAACCGCATCCACTGTGGTCCATATCGCGGAAAAGACGGATCATCGCCAATATATTTAGCAGTACCACGAAGACGACCAAATAGATCAGCGAAATCTTTGTAAGAAAATTCAGGGTCGTCCATCTGGTCGATGAAGATTGCATCGTACGTAGCGGAGAGTAGATTACTCTGCTCTTCTCCCTTCCCCTTGCCTTCTTGTCGTACGTGACGGAATTCTATTCGTGAGTCCGTGCGCTTGAATTCGATATTGTTATAACGCTCAGACGGCCAACGCGATACACTATCCTCTGGAACCCATTTCATAATCTCTGGTTTCGTGCTATCTTCTAGCTTCGGACGTGTTGCACGACCTACGAGTACGCGAGCACCTTCGTAGTTCTCTGCAATGTAACAAGCAAGAACACCCATCACGGATGTCTTGCCGTTACCGAATCCTCCTGTGAATCCTGCAATCTCGTCGCGACATTCAAAGAAACCAAGCTGCCACGGATTGTCTTCTTCACTTAACTCAAACGTCTTGATTGTCATGGAAGCCAAGAGTTTTCTTTGTACTTCTTCAGTGCTTCGATTTCTTTTGTCTGTCGATCATTCACGTCGATGAGTTGCTTCACGAATTGTTCAAGTTGAGAGATGCGATTGATGAGATACTTCACGCCGTTCGACTCTTCCTGCTGTGCAAATGCTGGAAGAGCAATGAGCAGCGCGAGTACGAATAGTGTGTTCTTCAAGACGTACTCCTAGTTGACTGTTGGGTTGACGATCTGCATAGTGCTTCCGTTGTAGATGAGCCAGTAGTATCCATTCGCTGTGATGTCAGATGCAGCGAGTGCAGTAGACGCACGCTTCACAATCGTCTTAGCGCCTAGCGTGTTCATATTGATAGTCGGCGTCGTCGTCGTGTTCGCAGCGTTGAACTTGACTAGATAGATCGCACTCGTTGTATACGCTGTGATTGCTGGAGACGCTGTGCAAGTAAACGTGTCACTTGAGTTTGTCGTTGTGCAAGCAAAAAATGCAGTGCCAGATGTCTGTGCAATCGCACCTGCAAGCGTAGTCGTCCCGCTATGCGTGACATTTGGTGTTATAGTAACAGCACCAGTAGATACAGAACCAATGCCAATCGTGCCTGTACCAAGAGCATTGATTGTTAGATTCGTGTTGCCTGATGTGTCAGTAACAGCTACAGCAACAGTGCCATTCAATGCACTACCTGTAATCTTTAATCCACCTGTTTGCGAAGCAGTTGAAGCATCAACTCTGAATGCAGGCGTCGTTGTGCCGTTTTGACCAACAGCTATAGCATTTGCTTGTGATGTCGTTCCCACAAGCTGTCCACTATAAGCAATATTCGCTATAGAATTGGCATTAGTACCATTGAAGTTAAGATTCGCTCCAAGTGTAATGCCTGTTGCACTCCATGTACCAGCATCCGCAAATGTCTGCGTACCTGTGTACGTATTCGCTCCAAGTATCGCGAGCGTGGATGTTGCAGTAGGAAGTGTGTATGTCTGTCCACTCGTACCTGCCAACGTCCACGGCGTACCAGATGCAGTTACACCTGCCGCACCACCACCACCCGGATTGACTGGACCTTGAGCGAGCGCAACCGTACTATACAGTAGCGCGAGTAATAGTGCGGTAATGCGCTTCATTCTAGTATTCCTCTGCGATGAATGCTTCACCACCGGAAGCACCCTTCATGTAAAGCTCGCCTGTGAATACGCTACCTGTCTTAACATCGCGGCCAAAGCTACCGCCGCCAGAGAGTTCCCATTCTGGTCCGGTTGTGCCGTAGCGAACGTACACTTTCGTGGTATTCGATACAGCACTCTCGATAGCGAATCCCTTACGCAGTGCGTTCTCAGGGAACACGAGTTTATACGCATTGGTCACTGTCAAGAGAGGCGTACTCTCAACAGTCTTACGAATCTTCGTCGCAGCTTTGATTGGGAACGATGACGTTCCTGTGTAATTGATATATGGATCAGGAGGCATGTTGTAACTCCACAGTAATAGTCTCGTCTTTCTTCTCACCCTTGCGGACGATCTTGATATTCAATCCGCTCTTCTTCTCTCCGGTAGCGTGTTCTGTGGAGATGCCGTTCGTCTTGAGAACTTCCCGCGCTGCTACTAATGCGACTTGCTCGTTGGGGGACTCCATGAATCCAACCATTCTGTCAGCGGCACTAGCACTGGCGTTGGCGAGTATGTGAGCCGCAGTCCGTTTGGCATCATCGAATACGGCGCTATCGAACATTTCTGATAACTGTCGATAAGCGTCAAGCTCTCGTATCCGTCCCACAACATCGGAGGTAGTCCCCAAGGTGACAGCAATATCATCATCGCTGAGTCCTACTCCCGTGTACATGAGAATCGCAGCAATCGCGTTTAGTTGTTTTGTGTCGCCTTCTGGAAGATCACCGAGTTGACGGTGAACACGCTTCAACGTACGCGCCGCAGCACGACCACTTTGAATCTCACGTCCTATTGTTACCGCTGTCTGTGTTGCTTGATGTGGCTTGATGACAGTGCCATCAGCCATTAGCAACGAACCGTCAGGCAGCTTTAACTTGGTATTACCGTCTTCCAGTTGCTGCACGTGCGGCCTTTAGTAGTTTCTGTGTACGCATTTGCTCTTGCAGCTTGAGTGCCGCAGCTTCATCCGCAGTTGCGCGAGACGCATTCTCTGCATCCACTTCACTCTTTAATTGCGCATACTTCTCAGCGTTCGCTTGTCCCTTTGCTTCTAGCTCGGGACTATTACGTACTTCTACCGGACCTTGATTCTCTAGCTTCGGTTGATACGTGAGACGGGGATTGTCTTTATTGTAGTTCTCAATCATACGTGACGTAGAACTTTGCGGAGCGGGAAGCATCTTCTGTTGCTCAGGCGTTGGCAACGCTCGCACAGTCGGATCAGCAGCGGCACGCGCGCCAAGTGCAGCAAGCAACCATTCCCAACCAGAACCACCCTTCTCAGCGGCAGTAGCGTCACGCGGAGGAAGCGGGCCAGTATTTAATGGAGTCGGCATTGCACCTTCTGTCTTTACAAGTGGTGCAGCTTTACCCCCACCAGTAGGAGCTTCGTACACATTACCAGTACTTACTTCTGGCGCTTGTACAGCTTGCGCTACTTGCGGTGCAATGTACTTATCAAGCATTGCATTGAGAATATCATCACGTCCACCAGCGCCTTGCTGTCCTTGCGAACCCTTCATTCCCATGACGCGACGTTCCGCTTGATCTGGATTCGCGCCGTAGAATTCACGAATGCGATTCGTGTTCTCAGGTGTGTCAGCAGCACCGTATGACTTAATCAACTGACTGAGTAGTGCTTGATCCATGATAACTCCTACGGAATGCCTAGACGCTTCTCACGTGCTTTCTCGCGATTCGATTCAGTTGCTTCATCCGGTGGACCTTGATGCTTACCCATCTTGTGCACACGTGCACGATTCTTCATTGCATCGTGTAACATACTACTACCCTTATCCGCAGAGTTGAAATCTCTCCCAACTTTCTGCGACACTCCACCATATCCACCGGGAGTATGTGCAGCAGCAGCCATAAGTCGTGCTTGTGCAGGAGTTTTGCTCGGCATCTTCTTCATCCTCGATGATTCGAGTGTGGAATTCTTCACAGTGTCGATGATGTCCATTATATTTTCACGTCACATGGTACGAAGCAGTAGAATGCAAGTGAGTATCCTTTGATGAACTTGTAACATGCATGACAGCGTTCATCGGACATTCGCGTTTTGAGAATTGCATGTGAAGGAACTCGCACGTACTTGTCGAGTTCTTTCACGTATATTTCCCAATCGCCTTCGCTATCTACACGTGCGTGTACTGCACGACAGTCTGCATCATTGCAGCATGAGTTACCGCGACTATCGCGTAGATTCTCATATCCATCATGTGCAAATGCGCTGGCGCTTGTTGCTAGAAGGGCTATAGCAACAAGCGACCAGCGCACCGCATTCACCGAACGCTAGAAGCGTCCAGTTCCCCCGACTTGCATTCCCGCTGCTAGGTTATTACCTGCAACAGTGGGATATGTAATGCCAGCTTCAAGCAACGTCGCATCGAACCACTTCTTCAACTCTGTCACGTCAGCAGCAGTAGTGACACGATTGATAGGAGACACTGTTTCGATAGTGATGTTACCACCGAAATCACCGAAGCCTGTTGCAATTGGCGTTGTCTCACTCGGTCCTGCCGGTCCTTGCCGACGACGATACTGATTCAATGCAGCACCACCAGCAGCCGCACCGATCAATGCAGCGAGAGCACCGCGTACATCGCGAGTACCGCCGCCGCGCACTTCGCGTGAGATGAACTTCGAGCTAGACGAACGCACCTGCGATGCACTCATCGAATACGTTCCCGGTCCTTGCGATGGAACGAGAATGTTCGCCCAGAATCCTGAATAGCCTGTAACTGTAGGCACTGTAAGTGACATTGTACTACTCCGTGAGGGACTGCCCTATTATAACGTGCTTGTGAAGTTGACGTGTGCTTTTTAGTATGCTACCATATCCAAAAGCGCACCGGGGGGACCATGAGCAGGCCCACGGGCCTACTATATATAAGGTGCGCGCACTGTCAATAGGCTGACACTCACATGCCCGCTTCTTACTTAAAACGGCACCGTCCGATATGCGACGTGCTCGGTGAGATACGTGAAATAGCACTCGCACACAATGACCCGCGCATTGTGCAGCTGTGCGATGAAGGTATTGACTACGCTCGCCGCATGAGTGCGAAGCTAGTTGAATACAAGACAATGCTCACGGACGACACGCCTCAATAGCATTCCCCAACGCGAAGCGTTGGGCCGCTGACTACATGCGCACTTCGCATCGTAGCATCTACACACTCCTACACACTAACAACACGCACCACCCATCACTACCCGTTTTGTTGCGACGGGGGGACGGTTCTTCGCACGTGTTCGTATTGTTTCGCGGTGTGCAGAATGCTGACCCTACGCTGCCGCTTCGGCCGCGCCCTGTCAAGTGATTTTGGATTTGGCGGGGGGTGGTTGTGCTGTGTGTGAGATTGCAACGTGCGCGTGCGGTGTCGGCGCGTGTTGTTGCTGACATTGCGCGTTGCGTTGTTCGTTATGTTTGGAATCACATAACGTGTTATGTTATTACGTATATTCAAACGCGTTTATATGATGCACGCGTGAGGTTGCGTTAGCGTTGTGTAAATGCGATTATGTGTATGGGCGTTGTGTATGTGATGCCTGCCGGGGTTGATCGCTGGCGACACAGCGCCCGTCTGTTCTTTGACATCGTGAACGTTCACAGCATCGCAAGCATTCCGCTTGCGCGTGTTTTCGTGCGCGTTCATTTCAATAGGAGATGAAGTCATGGCTAATTCAAATGTGAACCCGCACTCTGAGCAGCTTGCCCGCGCGTTGGACCGTATCGGCAAGGCGCAAGTAAATCTCGAAGAGGGTCGCGCCGGTGTGTACGTGTCGATTGTGATGCTTGCTAAGTCTGCGAAGGAAAGCGCCGACGCTGACAAGTATCCAGAGTTTGTGCGTCATTGCATGAACGTCAACGCCGACGCGAAGAAAGACCCTAACGCCGTCAAGGCAGGATGGGATTTCTTTTCGACAATCGCCAACGAACACAAGTCGCCGCGCGCTGACGTTGACTTGTTCAAGTTGACGGCAGAAGCGGGCACCGCTGGCGAGGACATGGACAGTTACTCTCGCCAGAATGAAAACTCCCCCATTCAACAGCGCGTAACTGCTGTGAAGATGGGCGCCGCCATTGTCGTACGTATCGATGACGTGGCTGCGGACTGGAATGACATCGCCGCAAGTAAGAATGGTGAATCGCTTTGGGTCGGACGCAACAACAATGACGGAACGATGCATCGTCTCTTTCTCAACTTGAAGAAAGAGCAAAGCATCAGGAAGAGTGAAGAGCCGCAGCACACTATATCGGGCAAGGCCGGTAAGTTTCGGCTCACCATGCTGGCGCAAGCTGGCATGGACACACTCGTGGCAAAGGGCATCAAGCGTAAGCCCAATGACCGCGCTGCCAACGGCAACGTTGTCCCGCGCATCGCGATTGCTAATCTCGCGACGCAAATCGACAAGTGGGATAGCAAGTCAATGGACGCTGCCGGACTAAGCGACGATGACGTGTTGCTTAAGCTGGCGATGACGACAGTCAATGAACTGTCCAACGGTGAGCGGAAGGGATTCCGCATCAGCACGAAGCTAGCTAAGGAATTCTTGGCCGCCGTCGAAAAGGAACGGGCAGCGTATGACGCGACGTTCAAGGCGGCGAACAAGGCGGCAGCATGAAGGCATGGATAGGCGCGGCGATGATACTGCTGATACTTATCATCGTCGCGTCGATCTAAAGGGATGCGGGATTAAATTCCCGCATCCTTTTTTTTCTCTCAATCGAATGTAGGAGATAAGGCTATGGCGTACGCGACTAGAAACTTTCAGACAAAGAAAGAGTTAGTGACCGCAGTGAAAGCCGGCGAGCGTGTCACCTTCTATCAACCGGGCGGCATGTTCGCCGCGCCACGTGACGGCACGGTTTATCTAGAGGGACCGCACTATCCCAAGCCGCACAAATGGTACGCGCAATGTGAGGCGCGCGACGGTGTGATAGTCAACGTCAAGTAACACAACAACCCCGCACTGGAAACGGTGCGGGGTTTTTTATTGTCTAGATGCAGCGAGGGCGCATCGCCCGCCCGCCAATCCGTATACATCGCTCGCTGCTATGACGCGTGTGCAAACGCGATTACTCAGACGCTCACGCTAGGATGCATTATATAGCTACCTATGGTATAATGATTGAGTGAAAGGAGATATTCACATGAAAGAAATTGTGTTCAATACAGGCCGTCTCTATACGGCCAATGGGCAATCTATCCGTGCGCGCGTATGCAATGATGGTTCAATCATCTTCGCTGATGATTCACGAGGCGTGGACGGACGTATTGCAAAGCCAAAGTTTCCTCCTACAAATGACGAGGAACTACAAGGCTACATCATGTCCGCGTACGATCACAATCGCACAACTCGCGATAGTGAGACGCTTGAGTATTTGTTGATGAGGCCGCGCAATGCGTAGCTCACTCGACAACACATTCACCAAAGGCACATCGCGTACTGATCCGAGCGTGCCTAATTGGTACTACATCTACGGCAAGGTGGACGGTCGCACGTTCTCGCAGACTGTCCATTGCACGCGTGTTGAACTCACTGAGCATGTGCGTGTGTTGGAGAAAGAACATCACGCAGTGTTCTATACACAGAGGGCACGGTGATGCGTTTCATAATGTTCCAACGTGGTGCAACATCATGGGGCTTCCAACTTGGGAAGTATTACATGTATTGGCCATACGCTGTATACTGGCGTTGTGGATCAAGACCCACATTCGGCATTGATGAAGTGGATGAGTAACATGCAAACAGTCTGCATGAACGTGCCATCTCTCTATCTACTAGCAATCTGCGCGTTCGCACTATGCGCAGGATTCGCTGCACTCGCGATATGCTACACAATTGACAGATACAATGCGTATCGTCACTCGACAGCATACCGCATCAAGCAACGCATGAAGCGTAGCTCTTGGAGGCACTACACGTAGCCTCACAAAACCTCACAAACTCGGAAAGTGTAGTATCCACTGCACTTTCCCCTTGTCAGTAAGTACCTTTCTACGTAGTATCAAGGCCCATTGGAGGGGCTGACTTTACATGACTACACGCAATCTCGCCAGAGCAATCCTCTTTGAAGCTCTATTCCAATGCACACTCGAATACTCCAACCAAACACGCGAGGAGTGGCTTTGGTCACTTGGCTATGATATCGCATACTGCACAAACAGCATATTCTGTGATGGATACTGTCACGACGAGTAGGAACGCGAATACGCATCATCATGAGACTCGGCTACGCCTCGTAGCTTGCACTAGCTTCAATTCCATGCTACATTCAGATCTAACACGGGGGAACTAAGAATGAGCAGACAAGCTCGCGGCAACAGTGTTGCCATTATGAATAGCGCAGCAGAGCGCTATATCTCATACGATAAGAGCGATCCTCACACACGCAATCGCGTGTATTCGCATATGCTATCTGGCATAGCGACACCAATGCGAGCGAGCCGTTGCCGCATTGAGAAATATAACAGAGACGACCACGGCAAAACAATCACACCTAATCACAGCGAACTCGATGCGTACTACGACTGCGAACAGTACGTAGAACAGCGAGAATTCACAAACGGTAACGGGGACACCGTAACTTATAACGTTCCTGCATTCAAGAACATGGTGAGACCATGACAGAGCAAGAGGCGAAGGCTGAGTTAGATAAACTATTCCAGCCACTCAGTATGATAACATCGAATGCAGTATCAGCATTCATGAATCACATTGAGAAGAACAAGCAGACATTCATTGATGCAATCAATAAGTGTGCTGATGTTGATCCTGACATTAGTGGTGCCAAGGATGTTAAAGAAGATAGCGACGTAGCACTACTCGCGCTATCACTCATCTCTGCAGAAGAGACACTTCGCAAGTATCAAGCATTCGTGACTGTGCTAAAGATCACAGGGCTAGCTGGTAAGGGTTGGAACTACGTGTACAACACGCATTCCAAGATACTCTCCGAACTCGGCAAGACGCAGCACTAACTACAAATGAGCGGGGTCATGAATGGAAACTGCACTACCGCGCGTTGCGGGAGTAACAAGCGTAAAGAGAGGAACGCCTAGCCCATACGATGTATGGTTTCACATCCCATCATTGGAGGAAGAGAGTCGCAGACTAGCAAGTCTACCTAACGCATACGCGAATACAAAGATCATTCAACGCTGGCGAGAGAAACAGCGTTGGTTGATATGGAAACGAATCCAAGAAATCAAGAGGAACACACATGTCACTAATGTTTGATAAGCTACACGCTGTACTCAAAGAAGCAGCGATGGAACTGCGTAACGAGTTCGATGCGAAGGACATCGGACACATGACACTCGACATCAAAGTGTCTGGACGTGTTCATGGCGAGATTAAAATCTCGTATGAACTGTGTGAGAACTACGATGTAGGCGTGAAGGGTTCGCGTCTTCACGCTGTACTTATTGAGTACTTCCGTCGCAAGGGATGGAATACACTCAATGCACCTGTTGCACTTCCTGCACCGGAGCTTGCGATTATCGAACCGCGGCCACCGCTTGACGCACAATGAAACGAGCCAGAGGGAGACGACGCACATGCCAGCTAACGTAGAAACAATGGCGTATCGTTTCGCTGATCGTAGCGATACACCGTGGCACGGACTCGGTATGCCAGTAGATCGTAACGAGGAAGTGTCTTCACGCGAGTTCCAGAAGCTCGCAGGTGCCGCGTGGACCGTCCGAAAAGAACGCCTATGGGTACGTGCGAATCGCGATAACGGATTGAGTGACCACATCCAATCCGATGCATACGCACTCATGCGAGACGACAATCACTTAATCCTCAACGTGGTGTCCAATCAGTACAAAGTGTTGCAGAACATCGAAGTGTTCGATTTCTTCCATGACTTCTGCAATGCTGGCAACATGGACATTGAAACAGGAGGCGTACTCGATGAAGGTCGAACTGTTTGGTGCCTTGCTTCACTACGAGAAGGATTTACTCTTAGCGCTGGCGACAGAGTGCAAGGCTTCTTGCTCTTTTCTAACAGTCACGGCGGAGCAAGAGGACGAATCAAATTCACAGGAGTCCGAGTCGTATGCGCTAATACACTCGCACTTGCTCATCAGGGTGTCGGGCAAGAATTTAGAATTCATCATCGAACCAAGTTCGATCCTGATACAGCCAAGTCCGCACTCGGACTCGGGCACCGTGCACTTGAGACATTCAGAGAACAAGCAGAGTTTCTTGTCTCTAAGACAATGGACGATGCTGCTTACACGCGGTTCATCGAAAGACTCTTTCCCCTTCGCACGGTTGAACGGAGTGGCGGAACACCTGAACTTATCCGGCCGCGTAACTACACCAAAGCTGTCTCCGCACTCGCCGAGCAGGTGGGAGCTGATATGAACCGTGGTACGTGGTGGAGTGGATACAATGCTATCACATACATGGTCGATCACATGCAGAATCGTGAAGACAAGTCACGCACGTTGAATAATGCGTGGTTTGGTAGTGGAGATGCGCTCAAAGCGAGTGCGCTAACGACAGCATTGGAGATGGCACGGTAAGGTAGATTAACAGACCAATACGTGCTACTATAGATAATGAAAGCCACATTCCCTGTCGGCGTACAGCCCGGCACAAAACTCGTGCAGCTATCGTACGAAGGCGGTGGAGTGTGGCTTTTATGGATACATCACGACAGACTAATGCAACACGGTACATACCTCAAATTGTACTCTGACGGTGCAATTGAGCGAATCACCGTGTCGCTAGACGGGACGGAAGATATTGTAAAAGTACGATGACTAACTACGGGGGGCACTACACCATTACTATGAGGAACATGCTATGAAAGTCTCTGATATGCGTCCGCGCTTCATGCGCATTCGTCGCGACTCGTCCAAACCTGCTGCACAAGACTACGCTGACAACATCAACGCATACTGGAAAGTAGACGTAGCATACGTTGGCAATGATAACCACGTACACACGTGGGGTAACATGGTGAATGGCGTGCCTGCAAATACGAACGAAGAGTACACACACGAAGACATCGTGTATGTGAAATGGCAAGATCGTAAACTCATACTCACGAGGAAGTCATGAAACTCTTTGCATTTACAGCTACAGCAGTACTTGTACTGCTAGTAATCGCGTTGTGTGGATGTACCGACGCACCGAATGAGTGCGGAGGACAATCCCTGGAGGCTCTACGTGCCCAAATCAAAACGCCCTACGAAGTCATCTACACCGACCAGTTACCGCGTGGAGCCCTTGGCCGCACTACGCGGCTCGATGCAGATGGGCCTGCTATCATCTACATCGCAAGTGACGCGAACCGCATTACTCGTGACGGGGCATTGGCCCATGAATTGGGGTGTCACGTGCTCCACAATTACAGGCATCCGCCGAAGCCGCCCAAGTCCAACATAGCCGTGCCGGATCGTGGTAGGATGTGGGATCGCATGAAGATGGGAATGTTGCAATGACAGCAGACAGAGCAGAGCGTGGAAGCGAAGGAGATAAAGTGGCTCGCGCAATCGGAAATGTCGATCTTACCGAAATCTTCGGCAGCAACACGAAGATCACGCTGTTTACTTTCCTGAGAGATCATCTCTCCGGCCCCACGATGGCTTGGCAGGCCGTTAATCTTATTGTCCGAGCATGTCCTATAAGGGATGGGGGATATGATAATCCCGCAGTCGCACGCGCCCTGCTCCAGCAACGAGAGAGCATCGTCGAGGAGTGCATAGAGGCAGTTTATCGCTGTGCGCGGAGATGGCCTCACTCGTTCTCGCATTCTGAAGTATCAGCAATAGCCGGGGTTCTCCGCGCTCTCGCGGCACGGAAGGAGACACCCAATGATTAGGATGAGCAAGGACGACAAAAGAAACGGAAATTGCCCGCAGGCTGGCTACGACCAAGTTGGCCAATCGCATTACTGTCTGGATTGCAGCCGTCAGTGGTTTGGCGAGAATTGCCCTTGTCGAAATCGTGATTGTCCATTCCATGACAAGCCAACGGGGGAGCGCAGATGAGCCTAAGCCTGGAACTGGGCAGTGTTGAATTTGGCCCGCGTCGCCCTCAAGGATGCCCCCAATGAACAGGAGTAATAAACAATGACTACATACTTCGGAGTAAACGCGTCTGATCCTAACGGACCAAACAACGGTGTGCGTTGCACATTCATCATGCCACGCACTACAAATGGATTCCCACCGGGAGCGTGTTGGATAAGTGAGTATTCTAGTGCAGGCATATGGGGACAGTCTGGTATTTCAGATGTCGGCAAGCCATTCTTCCAAGTGTTCCGTAATGGTGCAAACATCGCTACGAGTAAGGTGACAGGAAAGGTACAACAGAAACCATTTCCTGTTGGTTCTCACACGTTTGAAATGTCCCAAGCAACTGGAAACAAATGGCATTTCCTTGTGGACGGACGATCACAAGGTACGTACGATCTTGGTTCGCAAGATGCACCATCAAGTAATATCGTCGCGTGCGTAGAGAGTAGCGATGGCTCCGCTCCAATCATATTCACAGACCTAGCACTCAAACGAAATGGTGTATGGGTTCCAATCACGCATGGTGCTGCGGAAGTAGTCATGACTTACAGTGAAGCTCCGCAAGGTGTGTATGGGAATCTACAAGATAGTACCATAGCAGCGTACGGTGTTAAAGTAACAGGCACAGGCAATATCTCTAACGGCACGCAGTTATGGTAATGTGGTACATCACATACTGCAACGGCTATCGTTGCGTTACATGGATCAACGATACGATGCGTGTACTCTACGACACACTTAACACGTGTCTAATCGCAGCGAATGAAGTTGTAGTATTGATGGACGCAAGTGCATGGTGTGAACGTGTCTCGCCGTAACAAGCCTACAGATGTGTTCAAACACATCAATCTAAACCCGACGCCCCCTCTCTTGTGTTGGCTATGGACGGGGCAACCAAATGACAAGGGACTTCCGTATTTTCAAGTCGCTGGTAAAAAGATTATTGCGTATCGTCTCGTCTACTGGATCACGCATCCTGAATGGGATATTAACAACTCTCGCGAATTCATACTCCACTCTTGCGTCGATGCGCACGGAAACAGCGTTGATAATCCTCTGTGTTGCAATCCTGATCATCTCCGTCCTGGCACTCACGAAGAGAACATGATCGACATGATGGTGCGTGGACGTCGTGGCTTGCGTACGGAAGCAGTACGTGATATACTAGATATAGTGAAGAGAGGTGAACTTGAAGGCGAGTTGAAACTGACGCATCAACAAATCGCGAATGCTGTCGGTGCGAAGTACGGTATTGAGATAGCTCGTACCACTGTGACTGACATCATATCTGGGAGACGTAGATACGTGTTGAAGAACAAGCTCGACGAACAGGATCGAGCAGTGCGTGAGAGTGGAAAGGTTCAACCAACATAGGAGATAGACATGAAGATCGGTGGAAAGAAAGTAATCGACGCGCGTGGTCCGTTACTTCTCGAGGTCAAGGCGTGTGACATCGAAGGCGGACAAGTCAAAAATCCAACAGGCTGTGCGATTGCACGCGCAGTCAAGCGACAACTACATGCGAAGTCAGCGCGCGTACATCTGTCAAGAGTGTACGTGGAGTACGACGACAAGTGGGTACGTTACAATACTCCGCTATCCGCACGCACAGAACTTGTCTCATTCGACAGAGGCAAGAAATTTGAAGAAGGCGAGTATCGCTTACCCCCCACACAACCTGCAAACCGCTTGACAGGCAAGCGCACAGGCGGTTCAACCAGCACAAAATCCAAGCATGGGAAAGGCAACACAAACGCACGCGGTAAGCATCACGTACTCACAAAGGTACGTGCGACCGCTACGAAGAACGTATGGACTCGCGACTAACCACGCCAACTATGGAGATAGAACATGGCGAAACTTCCATTCCACAAACGCATCCAAGATGCAGTGGACAAACTTGGCATCATGAATGGCACCAAGTTACCAGACCCAACACTTCCGTCTGACATTGATAAGAAGAACAACGACGCAGTGAATGACTTCTTCGACAAACACGCACTTGTCAAGAAGTTCTTCATTCTCGACGTGATCAAGAAACATGTGGAAGGACAGCATAAGGCTACGAAGACAAACGTACTTACTCGCCTTGGAATCAAAGAGGACGCATTGGCCGCGGGAGATACGAAGACGTTCCAATTCGACAACGTGAACCTGACGTACAAGGTGACTGCTGGACGCGCATTGCTCAATCGCGAACAGATGCAAGTTGTACTCATGACGAAGTTGTCGAAACTTGTACCGGGTGCGAAGAATCTCTCACTCGATGAGGCTATCAAAGTACTCGAAGCGGGAACGAGTACTGGCAAGCCGCCGCTTACACTAACACCTGCAACAACAGCGGAGTGAATTTGAATTCCGGTGCATCTATGTGCTGCCCCACAGCCCACGATGCCGAGTATGCATTGCGCTTATCTCCCGCAATGTAATGCGAAGTCGCTTATTCAATGCCGAACAGAGCGAGCCGGAATACTTGGAGATAAGGTTGACCTAGTACTGGTAACGTGCTAGTATCAATACACTAACAGTAGCGTAGAGTATGTGGCGGGGAGCCACTAATAGCGTACCAAAAGAATGCCGAATGGCCAATGATAATGTTGTCAAAGTACCACCAAGAAGAATGTCAGTCCATTACAAAGGACTACATGGGTACGTGGAGTACCATCCGTCCAGCAAGAAATGGACGTTCACACTCAAATTGCTGCAACGCATTGTTATCAACGGCACCGCCGACAGTGCCGAACATGCGAAGTTAGAGCTAAAGCAGAAGATTGAGATAGCTCTAAGCGGCGGCGGTAAGAATCTCTCGTCTGAGGATTGATATGAGTGACACTCCCACACATCGGACATATCTATCCCAACTCAATCTCAACTACATTGCAGAATTAGTACGTGAGCTACAAGCACGTCGCGCTCTCATCACGGAGAAAATACGCAAGGCAACAGAGAACAGCAAGGTCGCAGAAGAGCGCAAACGTAGCAAGCAAATCGACCGTATATGCTCCAAGATATTGAAGAACATCAAAGACGCTGAAACGCGACTCGACATAGCAGCAGACGAATTGAACAAAGCACGCGGACTATTCCTAGAAGTGTCCGACGGTCAAGTGCTACTGAGCAGAACAGAGGTAACAGATGGCAGCATTACCAAGAACGCGACGGATCGAAGAGATACTAAAACAAGCACAACTTGATCCGCGTCTCATTGCAATCATATGTGAAATAGCAGAGCGTCAACGTGTACAGCATCAACAGATTTATGAATTCGCTAGACTCTTCGTTGCGATGCAAGACGTATTGAACAAGGTACTTGAACAACTCGGCACACGCGACAAGAATCTAGAGAAGCTAGGCGTGCGTGAGATGCTGACTAACTTCCAGAACCAAAAGAGTGGCAGCATGGTCGAGAGCGTGGAAGAATTCGACGCTGGCGAGAGCGCACACAACGCATCACGTGAGAAGAACTAATGTCAGTCATATACACAAATGAAGACACGGGGGAGAGATACACCATATCTGTCGTGCCAATGGATAAGGCACTTGAAATGAAGCAGAATGGTCAAGTGTTCTACGACTACACGAAACTCACGGCAATCAATACGTGTCCAACGTACGGTGTACTGAGATACGCACATCACAAGACAGAGATTCCATTGAATACAAGCGGACGCAAGATGGCGTTGGAATGTGGCCATGCGTGTCATGAATTCTATGCAGCATTGAGATTGTGGACGCTATTAAATGATCCCAATCGTCGTGATTTATACTTCCAAGAACGTGTAATGTCGTATGGCAAAAAGATGTTCGGAGAAGAACGATGGGAAAGTATGGGATCAATTCCACAAGACAGCGACCGTATCAACAACGCTCAACTCTTCGCTCTCGATGCACTTCATTCCTCCGGCTTCTACGACGATCCATCTGATCGCAAACGCACGATGTCAAACATGGAAGCAGCGTGTCTAGCGTACACGCATAGATACTTCCAGAGTGAGATGCCTATTCTTGTACAAGATGATTTCATAGGTATTGAAGTACCGTTCGTACTTGAAGTAATTCGCGAATACACAAATGCAACACGCACCGATATAGCCTACTACTGCGGTCGCATCGACGGTGTTCAAACATGGGGCGATCACGCTGTAGTCTGTGAGAACAAAACAAGCGGCATGAGCATCGCATCATCTAACGCATGGAGAATGGCATTTGCAATCTCAAATCAAGTCACTGGATATTGCGTTGCTGGTTCAGCCTTACTGGATCGCCCGGTCACACAAGCCTTCGTCATGGGGAGTCAGATTCCACCACCTCGCAATGTCTTCGACGGCACTATCTTCGAGCTTTGCACACGAACCGATAGTGATTGCGTACGATGGTGTGAATGGTTTTTCAAGTCAGTCGGAGAATACGAAGCGTACGTGGCGCGCCCAACTTATGCGCCCCGTTATTCACATAGCTGCAACCGCTATTTCTCAGCTTGCGAATTCATTCCGTTCTGTTCGAGTCCAAGAGAAGACCAATTGATGTACTTGGAAGAGATGCGAATTGACGAGTGGAGTCCACTCGATCACTTGACAGAAACTGCAATAGAGGGAGCAGTGTAATGACGACAGTTGTAGTAGTGGTAACAGGTAGCCACGAGAAGAAGATTGAACTTAGTGAAGCATCAGAGCGACATGTATTGCGTTCATTCAATGTGACGAGTGATGCAAACGTTGATATGTCTAAAGCACTTTGCGCTGCACTCATTCAACAGATGCTTGATTTACGAAACAAACCTGACGCCACCAATGCACAGAAGCGTGGTGCATCAATCGCAATCACTTTGATTGAAGGTGCACAGATGGCAGCGGTAAAGGCTAATTTCTCACAGGAGTAACACATGTGGAAACTCGATGACAATCAAGAACGTGCAGACGAAGAATTTGAAGGATACGGTTACTCTGTATGTCTAGTTGACGAGAACGACAACGTACAAGCAATGTTCGTAGACGTTGAACTAGCAACACGAGTCATGGAAGCGTTGAACAAGAATGCCACCTGAAGCAGCACCACTCAAGACGCGTCCTGTCCGTGTCAGTATGTTCCTGTGGGGACCGGCTGGTTGTGGCAAGACGCACTTCGCGAACACTGCACCCGGTAAGCGTCTATTCATAAACTTCGACAACGACGGTCCAGCATCACTGGAGAAAAGCGATGAAACACTCATCAAAGACTACACGACGGAACACGACAGCTGCGTCAATCAAGTTAAAGAATCCGACCCATTCGGCATCGACAGAGAACTCCGAACTCATCCTGACATCTCCACCGTTATCGTTGACAGCGTCACTGCATTCGTATCGAGAGCAGTTGCGTACAGTGCAGGACATAAGTATGCACCTGGAAGCGTATTTGAGAACCCCGGACCTTCTGGTTACGGATTCAGAAATCGGTTCACTCTTGGACTATGTAAGTCAGTACTCCTCGCGACTGCGAAACATGACAAACACGTTATCTTCATTGGTCACGAGGATACACCTACACTCGGTGCTGAGGGAGCAGTTAACGAAATCACTGTCCTGCTAGGCGGATCGCTGAAACAAGAAGTGCCATCTCAAATCTCTGAGGTGTGGCATATGCAAGAGCGAAATCTAGTACGGTACGTGCAAGTGCGCCAGTTTGGCCTCTACAAACCAATGAAGACGCGCATGTTCGATGCTCAGAAAGGATTTGAATTCGAGGCATCGAATAAAGACAACCCCGCTAAAGTACTTCTCGCCGAGTTGTTCGATCGGTGGAAGAAGAATGAATACAACAAACTCGAACTGCCTAAGTAGTGTGTAAGTAAATTAAAGAAGGACATTCAAATGGCTGACGATAATGCACCAGAGCTTGGTAGCGTATTCGAGTTCGCAGACGACATCTCGAAAGCAGAAGCTCCCCCGCCTCTCCCGCCACGTTCGTACATCGGTACTGTCACAGGTGCTGTTGCACGTATCTCCAAGAAAGGCGGCAAGTATGCAGAAGTAGAATTCACAATCTCTCCTGATCAATTCCCTCCTGACTTCGCTGCAATTCAAGCTGATTCTGTCAAGCTGTACTACCGTCGTGTTGGACTTGACGACACTGCACGTACACGTTTCAACATTCGCAAATTCTGTGAAGCACTCCGTGTCCCTGTGACAAAGCGGTTCGACCTCAACGATTGCATCGGCAAGTCGGCGGCCCTCAAGGTTGCCGAGTCCGAGTACAACGGGGAGAAGCGGGCCGAAATTAATGCCGTCGAGCCTATGAATTAGTAGGTGAGATGCTTGACTAAAAGCGTGGCGTAGCGTAAGAGTATCCCTGTCACTTGGGAATGAGCCTAGGTGACAGGGTTTCGTAGAACATCATTACAAGGAATCAATTTCATGGCTGCCAATACTGCCAAGGTTAAGGCTCCCCGTGGTCCCATCAAGGATCGTGTACTCTATATGGCGTACAAGGGTAGCCTCACTGCTGATCCCATCTTCAAGTTCAACAAGGATGAACTCATCGACGAGCTTCTGAATGACAAGGAGCTTCAGGTCAAGAAGATCACCATTCCTCGCGGCACTCGTAAGAAGGCCGCTCCCACTCTCGTCACTTCGTAACTGTACTTTCTAACGAATGCACAGGGCGGGGAGGGCAGCGCAAGTTGCTCTCCCCGTTTTGTTTCGGGGAGACAGCATGGACCCAACGAGCGAGAATCTACAAACCGTCACAATCCCGATACCGCTACCATTCCAACGTGATTACGGAGTGCACGCAAGAACAGAAGGCAAGCACGGAACCGAACGTCTTATGCAGCGTTACAACGGTGCGGAGAATGCGATGATCGAACGACAAGCAGCGAGACTCGGAGTTACAGTATCAGCGTTCATACGAGAGAGCGCAGTCAACATGGCAAAAGCACTTGAACAACAGGAGAAGAAAAATGCGCAGCACAATCTACGAAGTGGATGAAGATGTCTTCCAGATCACGACTGAACACGATGATGGTCGTGTGACTGTCGAGACGGTATTCGGTCGGGATGCATATGAGGCTCACACGCAGCGGGAGATGAAGTCAAATGGACAGCGAGACGAACACACAACCCTCGCCGGATACTTCGCTGAATACTTCAATCAAGGACGAGTTGCAGGAACGAGCCATCGAACTGGCTTGCTCAACTAGCAATCGCATTGTCGGAGTAACAGGACAAGCAGGTACTGGCAAGACGACAATCATGCGGCGTGTGTATCATGCATTCGTAGATGCAGGACACGCCGTTGCGCTATGCGCTCCTACCGGGAAAGCAGCAAAGCGCATATCCGAAGCAACTGGTATCCAAGCCACAACCATACACAAGTTGCTAGAGTACACACACCCCGGCGATCCAGACGAAAAGACAGGCAAGATACTCGGTATCTCCGTGCCGAGACGCGGGCCGCAAAGACCACTCGATTATTCTGTGGTCCTTGGCGACGAATACAGCATGGTGAATGAGGAATTGAATCGCGCACTGATGGACGCTATGCCATCAGGCGGACTCGTGCGCGTATTCGGTGATGCGAACCAGCTTCCACCGATTGAAGAAGGCGACTTCAATCGACAAGGCACGAAGCCTCTATCTCCATTCGAGAAATATCTCAAACAGTTCCCATCAGTCACACTCAAGAACATCTACCGTCAAGGCGAAGGCTCTGGCATCGTGAAGAACGGACACCGTATCATCAACGGCATGTGTCCTTCACAGATGGACGATTTCAAAATCACGATCACACAACAACACAAAAACAGGATCATCGACTACGTGATGACAAGCGGTATCGACTTCGGTTCACTCGACAATCAAGTAATCACGCCTACGAACAAAGGTTGGATTGGACAGGTCGCACTCAACGTCACGATTCAAGAGTTGTTGCAGGGCGACAAGATGTACTCCGCTCACGTCATGCCCCGTAGCAAATGGGACAAGACAAATCTCGTTCTCGTAGTCGGTGACAAGGTACTGTGGACAAAGAACGACTATCAATTGGAGATTTACAATGGGGAAACTGGTATCGTTACTTCTCTTGATAATGATCTTGTTACCATTGATTTCGGTGATCGTACTCTTGCCATTCCTCCCTGGGTAGAATACGAAGGTGCAGACGGAGAGCGTAAAGGCTACGATCCACGTACACAACTTCAACTTGCGTATGCGATTACAACACACAAGTCACAGGGCAGTGAGTACCAGCATGTTGTGTACATGATGGATAAGTACGCATTCATGTTGCAGAATCGTGCCAACTTCTACACAGCAGTCACACGTGCAAGGAAGCATGTACATGTGATTAGCGACCAACGTAGCTTCCAGAGTGCGGTGGTGAGATAATGCCAAAGATTGTCCTACTCAACGGCCCACCAAAGTGCGGCAAAGACACAGTTGTACGGGAACTCGTACCGTACATCAAGTTTCAACATCTCAAATTCGCAATGCCAATCAAGCGTGCAGTCGCAGGATTACTTGACATCGGGGAGGGTGCTCTTGAAAGCTATAAAGATATACAGAGTACTGTACTACAACGTAGGGACACAGGAACGAAGGAGTATCGTGATACCCCAAGGCAATTACTTATCGCGCTTTCGGAAGAACTCCTCAAACCGCGATACGGAGATGACTTCTTCGGCAAAGTGTTCTGGCAACACGCAAAGAACAGTGCCAGCGATCTCATCATCGCAAGCGACTGTGGATTTGAGAGCGAGGTGACACGTGTGGTCGCAAATGCCGGGAAGAATAATTGTCTACTTATTCGTGCGCATCGTGTCGGTACTTCTTTTGATGGGGATTCTCGTAGTTTTCTTAGGGATGATATCTGTACTACTTGGGATGTTAACAACAATTCTACAATTCATGAATTTACTATGAAGGTGCTGCGCATCATCACACGTGAATTCGCGATGCCGTTGCTACGAGAGCCAGACTGGATTAAAGTATGAGTCACGTGCTAAAGATAGAAGCTACAATAAGTAGCTACAGCGGTGGGATTCTGCGATACGACTTCGTAATCAATCCCATCGTGAAAGAGAGCGGTGTGTTCCGTTTCATGAGATACACAATGGAGGAAGAACGCGACAAGAAGAACAAGAACAACTCACGAAAGTTAATAGCGTACGATCTTCGCAAGAAGCATCGTGCATGTTGGGAACGCTATCACAGGTGGGCTGATGAAGCATGACACCACTTCAAGAACAGACAGCAGCACACGCGACAGCACTAGGACTACAGTACAATGTCCTAGGTAGTGGATCGCCTTCATCTCAAATCTGCATCATCGCGGAATTCCCCGGTGAGACAGAGTGCCAATTGAAACAACCACTCGTAGGTGGAAGTGGGAGATACCTATGGACAGAGCTTGGCAAGATCGGAGTGAAGAGAGAACAATGCTACATAACAAACGTGATCAAACGTCGCACGACGAGCGAGGACAACAAGAACGACAAGACGCCAGTGCCAGCGGAAGAACTACGAAAGTGGAACGCGGTCTTGATGCAGGAATTGTCCGAACTGTCCAACGTGCGATACATCGTTCTACTAGGCAACGTCGCGTTGAAGAGTGTCACGGGACACACGGGTATAAAGAAATGGCGTGGCTCAGTTATTAACTTCACAAGTGAGATGGGATTCAAACGCGATGGTCAGATACTTGTCTCGTACAATCCAGCGTATGTACTTCGTGATGCAAGTGTGGAAGTTCACTTCAAGATTGACATGCGAAGACTTGCAAGGGTTCTCCAAGGAACCTACCGTCCGTATCTTATCACCGCACACATTAATCCAACTAAAAGGCAAGCCCTTGATTATGTTCGATCAATACGCGCTGATAAGATTCCCGTAGCAACAGACATCGAAACTAACGGAAACGAAACAGCCTGTATCGGATTCGCCAACAACAATCACGAAGGAATGTGCATAAACTTCCGTGACGAAAAGAACACATCACGATTCGACGCACATGACGAGATGGCTATCCGTATGGAAATACAGGAATTGTTCAATGACAAACAAGTCCAAATCATTGGCCAGAATCTCAATTTCGACGCATACTGGCTATGGTACAAAGATCGAATTCGTATTGCTCCGTGGTACGATACTCTCCTCGCTCATCATACACTGTATCCGGCACTCCCGCATTCCTTGGCGTTCCTCACCACAGCGTATACCGAACATCCGTATTACAAGGATGAGAAAGACGATTGGCGCGCTGTTGGTTCAATGAACGGATATTGGGAATACAACGTAAAGGACTGTTGCATCACGAGGAAAGTATGCGAAGAGACTCACAAGGAATTACGCTCGCAGAAGCTCGAACAGTTCTTCTTCTCCCATGTCATGAGGCTCCAACCGCATCTCGTTACGATGACAGTGAATGGGATTTTGATAGACCAGACGCTACGTGCGTCGATTGCACAGGACTTGACCAAGCAACTAGATGCGTTAGAGAAGGAGTTTGTCTTAAAAGCACAGATAGCGACGAGCGACCCGACACTGGAAGTGAATCCTCGGAGTTCCCCGCAATTAAGAGCACTATTCTTCGACAAGCTCAAATTCGTTGGACGCGGTTATTCTACGGACGAGGACAACCGAAATCGCATCAAAATGCATCCGAACACATCACAAGTATCGAAGGAGATGTTGAGTGCGCTCGACAAGTATAAGGAAGAACACAAGTTCTACTCAACCTACGTTGATACTCAAGTTGACGAAGACGGCCGTATGCGGTGTGAGTATCGTCAATGGGGCACACAAAGCGCGCCGGGCCGACTCAGTTCCTCTGCGGTCATGTGGGGCAGTGGTACAAACCTACAGAATCAACCTACCCGCGCACGTCCTATGTTCATTGCTCCACCAGGCTATGGGTTTGTATATTTCGATCTCTCGCAAGCGGAAGCGCGCTACGTCGCAGTCGCGTGGAACGTCAAAGGACTCAAAGAGAACTTCGAGAAAGCGTTAAGTGATCCTGACAACTACGACGTGCATCGACTCAACGCAGTTCGCATCTTTCAAATGCAATATGATGATGTACCAAAGAGTGATTGGGACGAAGAAGGAAAGCCGACACTCCGCTATCAAGCAAAGCGCGGAGTCCACGGCTTCAACTACACACTGATGCCGGATAGTGCAGCGATCAAATTCGGTATCTCACTTGCACAGGCTACACATGCGCATAGACTTTACCACACTGCCTTCCCAGAAATTAGCAATGCATGGCAGGACATACGGAAACGTGTTGAGCGTGACAAAGTACTATTTAACGCATACGGACGTCGTTGGATATTACTATCCCGTATCGACAGCGATGAAGCTCTCCAATCAGTCATTGCTTTTGAACCCCAATCTTCTATTGGAGACAAAGTGTGTGAGGTTATTTATCTCGCTCACGAAGATGCCAAGTGGCCTCGTAGCCGTCACGGCTTGGAGGCCGCGGTTACACTCAACATCCACGACGCACTTATCACTCTTGCAAGACTTGAAGACATGCCAAGAGTTGCGAATATTCTCGCAAAGCACGCAGCCAAGCCTCTTATCGTCCGCAATCAAGAACTGGTTATCCCATGTGAATTCGCGTTCTCGAAAGCGGACGAGCAAGGTATCCACAGATGGTCAACTTTAGAGAAGGTGAAGCTGTGAATGATTCCGTTCATCAAAGAGGGAACGTTCCTTCACAAGTACATGGAGTACATGAGCGTACAGGAAACGCCGCGAGAGTACGACTTCGCGTGCGGCTTGTGGTGCGTCAGTGTAGCTCTTGGACGATCTGTCATCGTAGATCGCCCCCGTGCGCCTGTGCACTTAAACGTGTATATGATCTTGGTATCCGAGTCGGGGATATTGAGGAAGTCATCGTCTATCCGCGTCGCAACAGGGTTAGTACGGGATTTGTTGTACAGGCAACAGTCAAAGATGCTGCTCATCGAGAGCAAGATAACAATGGGAGCACTTCTCAATGAACTTTCGCGATCAACTCAACAAGGCAATGGTGCTCAGGTACTCTTGGTTGCTAGTGAGCTTGCAGCAATGCTTGGGCGCGGTACGAACATTGCTGGAATTCCCGCTCTACTTACTGACTTGTATGATTGCCCTGATGAGCGTGTTGGTGGGGGGTCGCTCAGTACAGGCTCGTTTAATCTACGCGATGTCTACTGCTCATTCTTGGCTGGATCGACCCCTTCATGGCTTGCAACAGCTGTGCGCCCGGAAATTGTTGCAGGTGGTTTTACATCGCGCTGTTACTTCATCCACGGACGAGAGCGGAAACGTCTCGTCGCTTGGCCAGATGCCACAAGCGAACGAGAAGAACAACTAAGAAAGGAATTGATAGATGAGTTACAGCGACTCTCCAGTGACAGTATATCTAATTCCAGGATCGGAATCAGTACTGGAGCAAAAGATACCTTCACGAAATGGTACGAACAACGCCGCGTGCATCGTGACACGTACAGGGAAAGTTTTGAATCGCGGGAAGACGCCCATGTGCTACGACTTGCAGGGCTTATGGCGATTAATGACAGACATTGGCATGTCAGTGACGATCATATTCGACGAGCCATCAACCTCGTAGTGGAGTACAAGAGATATGGCACTGAGCTTTTTACAGGAACTCGCGCAGAGAAGCGCGATGTCAAACTACTTGCGAAAATGCGTGCTGAACTTATTGCTGCTGGGAGTTCTGGTGTTGCTCGTGGAGACTTGTATCGTCGGCTCAATCTTTCTGGTGGCAGTGGCATGGAAATGCGCGCTATCATTTCCGTTCTGCACGAGCTAGACCTCATCAAAGTCTACGATGTACAAGGCGCAACAGGACGACCAAAGCAAGTACTCGTAGCGACAGAGTACTTGAAGAACGACTTGCTGCTTGAGGAAGTCGCGAATAAATTGGGGATGGAGTGATGGTTACGGTTTGTGTTATTAAAAACAAAACACAAAAAGGCGTGTACTGGCAACGCGGTAACGGTTGGGTACAAGCACAGTACGCGACTGAGTTTGAACTAAACGAGACAAAAAAACTCCCACTACCACCGGACGGTGAGTGGGTGCAGTTAGATCATCCTACGATTCCACGGAGAGCCGTATGAGTCAAGAGACATGCGAATACGACTGTGAGTTAAAAGATGAAACCGATAAAGCCTATCTCGTGGTTATTGATGATACTGATTATTGGATTCCTATGTCTGTATCTACATGGAATCCATCTCGTAATAAGATAGACGGTACGATCGAGATTGCAAGATGGTGGGCAGAACGAGAGGGACTTACTTGAACTGTCCTTTACCTTGATTCAAATCCAACTTGTCGAACTTCACAGGAATCCCCAACTGCTGTGAAATAACTTCCTCATGTCGTTCCATATCAACCAACATGCGACGATCCATCTGAATAATCTGATCACTTACTTCATTCATCATGTATCGCTTCATCTGTGGAGAGTACTTTGACGAATTCGCGATCGACTGACGCTGATCGAACAAGTCCTTCCGCGCGCCTCCATAAGACGTGCTTAGCTCACGGTAAATGCGTGTTGCTTCACGACCAATTACGTCCATTGTGGAATCAGGTGAACCAACAGGTGCTACCCCCATGTAATCTTGATAACCCCGTTTCTTGTCTCCTACAACAATCTGTGGAGTACCGCCTGAGAGGGTGGAATTCGCGAATGCTTCGCTAATCTTGCGAAGTCCATTCAACTTATCATTCACAAGCACGCCAGCAGACTCCGTACCCGGTGAAATCGTGAGTACGTTGTCGAATAGCGAACCAGTCCCGAACATGCGTCCGCTATCCTTCAACTTCTGTTCGACGTTCGCAGTCACACCTTGCTTCGCGGACTCTTTCCACGATTGATCCGTCTCGTTCCGTCCAAGCTCTTGCGAGAAGCGACGAGTTAACGTCTCATTCAACATCGTGTAGATGTTCGTACCAGCTTGTGCAGCGATACCACGCACGATGTCTTCAAGATGCGCGGGACCGAACTTGTCTAGGAACATGCTTCCTTTCGGTCCCATGCCTTCTGTGAAACCTGCATTATGCTTGTCAGGCAATGCGCGTGCATCATCCCAATTACGCAATTGCACACCACCAAACGCAGCTGCACCTGCCGCAACTGGACCTGGCACTGGCGGCATGAATACTTGATTCATGATTGAATTCGGCACTGTGCCTTGCTGGAACGGTGAACCGAGTTGGCGATGTTGTACTGCATCTGTAATCGCCTTTAGTGTCGTCGCGTTGTCTGGATGATAGATGCGTCCATCCAGTAATCCGAGATACGAGCCAGCGAGTACAGAACCAATCTGCTTGAATGGACGCAGCCACGGATCAATCGGTATCTCTACGCCTTCGCTCGGTAGACGACCGGGGATCGCGATGTACACGCTCGACGCTTGCTGATCTGGCGAGCGTTGATTGTACTGGTAGTCAAGATACTCTGGTCCTTGCGAAGCATTCCACATTCCAGACAACACTTCCGGCATGACGGCAGTAGTCGTAATGCCTGCAACTGCACCACGTGGATTCTCTTTGAATCCCTTAATCATGCGAAAGCCGGATTGCAGAAAGATGTTCCCCCACGGGATCGTGTTAATCACTTTCGCAGACAGTCCAGCGTTACGAAATGCGCCAGATGCACCGGGATCACCAGACATGTTGCGGATAGCGTTGCTCACTGCTGCTTTGTCTGCACCTTTGTTCAATTGTAACGTAGTCGTCCCCGGTGCAGATGAGATAGCATGAAGAATATCACTAACGAATGTGACTGCTTCCTTGGTCTGTCCAATCAAACCATGCGAACGAAGCACACTCTCTGCTTGGCGATATGAGAGTGCAGGATCAACAGACGCGAATGTACTTGGTCCAAGTAGGCCACGCTGCTGCAACTCATACGCACCATGTCTCTTGTACAACGTCGTCATTCCATCCGCTGCCGCCTGTGCAGTATTCGGACCAATGGGTACTTTCGGCAAGATCGCGTCAAGTGACTTCGCAAGTGGACCGTTGCGGATTGTTGAATTGCGAAGTGCCATTGCGCCACGCTGCCACAACGTAGCACTCACACCATTCACCATGTTCCACACGTCCATGGGAAGTGCAGTGAATGGTTCAGGCGCACCGAACTTGCCACCTGAAAGATGTTGTACCAACTTATCCAACGGAGACGCAGCTATTCCTTCTGGACGGAATACACTTCCGAACGTGCGATTGTAGAGATACGATTTTGGAGCGAACACACTGCCAGTAATAGCAGCGCCAGTACCGACAGCGCCTTGCTCGTACCAGCGTGTTGCATCTGCTAGTCCTTTGTTGATCTGGAGCGCGGATGGATTCGTAGCGTCTTGTAGTGAGTTACGCACAGCAGCGTCCATCACCTCTGTCCAGCGACTCTCACCGTACGCGTTTCTCCAATGCACAAAGCGACCAGCACTATCAGGAGGCGGAGCTTTATTCGTGGTGCGTCCAATCATGTCACTTGCGTACGCATCACCCGCGTTCTTTGCACGCACGAATTCGCTAAAGAAGTCACGCTTCAACTTCTTGCCTTCCGTGCTTCTCACAACCTCATCAATGTACTGCGGCCAGAGTTGTGTAGGCGAGCCAAGTTGCTCGAATGTTTCCAAGCCCATTCCCGGCTTCTTCGGATCAATGCGTTGCGGACTCAGCCAACGCGTATCCCCGCCTGTCAACTCATGTGCAGCGTAGTTCGGATTCATCTTGCGAAAGTTCTGCAATTCCGCATGTGTGAATGCGTTTTGTTCTGCTAGATACGTAGTGAAATCACGGTTCGTCTGGAAGTAGTTGTCCATCAACTGCTTCACACGTGGATTCGCTTGTGCCTGTCCCACGTAGCCCTGCAAGTCGCGCGTGTTCGTGTTGAATAGATTGTGAACTGTCTTACGAATATTCCGTACGTCTAGTTCCTGCTGCGAGAGAATAGCACGATCAAGCAACTGCTTCTCCGCATCATTCAATGTACTCACACCAGCGTAGTGATCGTTGATGGGAGTCACTTTCACAAGGCTATCTGGAATCTGTCCATCTGTAATCAACGATTTCATGCGTGTATCAACTGATGCACCTGTACGCATCGCGTTGCTTTCTTTAATCTCCATCACACGCTTGTCGATATTCGGTGCGCCTTGTGATTCGAGCACCTTACGGAACGCTGTCTCCGATGTCTGATTACGATTCACGACTTGCTGTTGTATCAAATCCCACGTACCCATCTTGGTCTTGTCAAGTGGATTATTCGGATCGTAACTCGTGAGCGCCTTCTTCGTACCGTTCAATACGCGTCCTGCGATATTGAACTTTGCTTGCGCGAGAGTAGCAGCGCCGAGTAGTGACGCACCGATGATTGCGTCAGTCGTGTCATCTCCTGTAATACTCGGCAGCATTCCTGCTTTGACGACATGCTGTGTAGTGGCATCCCGTGCTTCTTGTGCTCCTTGTGCGGATACGTCAAGTGCCCCTGTCGTTTGATCGCTCGCAGCTTTGATGTCTGCTTGTGCTTGGTCATGTGCATTAACAGCCATCTCCAATGCGGGAGTTATCGTCGCTGCAACTGCGATGTTAAGCGGTGCTGCTTTCGGATTGAGTGTCAGCGGAGTCAAAACTTCCATCGTTTTGAGTGCGCCTGCTGCAATCGTATCTACTGCTTGATTGCCAGCGCTCACCTTCTGCAACGCACTACCCATCTTCGCTTGCCAACTACCTGGTATGGGAAGTGCAGCACCAGCGATAAGACGTTGCCACGATGCACCAAGCTCCGCGGGAGTGCCTTCTAGCAGCGAATCGTTGAGTGGCTTACCTGCAACGCTCTCACCGATGTCCTGTCCAACTTGATGAACATTCTGTGCAGCTTCATCAAGTGCATCTACACGTCCAATCTTGGGACCACCGAGTACTTGTGATACTGTGTCCGGGAGATTCGGTAGCGAAATCGCACCGCCAATCACGTCTGTTGGAATGCGCGCAAGTTGCCCTGCACGCATACGGCTATTCTCTACAGCCGTACCGTCAAGAGCTTCACGCACAGTATTCCCAACGACTGCCATTGGATTTACGGCGTCAGTAATCGCACCCGCAACTTTGAGTGCTTTCTGCATCCACAATGGCTTCGGATCGACAGGCTGTACCGGAGGCGCGTCTGCACCCTGCGGATTCGCTGCTACGGCATTGAGAATTTCGTACAGATCAGGCACTACCCACCCCATCCACGATTAGCACGTAGATATTCCTGTGTGCGAGATGTATCAACGGGATTTGCATTCGGCAATCCTGTACCACCGGGACCACTTCCAGTAATACCGCGACTCTTCAACGCTTGTAGTGTGCGTTGTCTTCCCATCTCTTGCAACATAGCAGGATCGCCACCCTTTTGCTTCGCACGTAGTATTTCTTGCGACACACCACTAGGCGTGACTGCTGTTTCAGTAGAGAACTCCGGCTTGCTTTCTCCAGCGGCTTTCGCGTTGTTCGCAGTCGCTTCACTTTGCAACAATGCGAGCTTCGCAGCAGCACCCGGATCACTCACGCCACTTGGGAAGAGCATCCGCATGATAGGCATGGTGTCAGTAGGAGAGCCAACTCCCTTGCTCATCTCAACAGCCTGCTTCAACACTTCAATAGCGTGCTTACTCATCGTCTCTTGCTGAGATAATGCAGCAGCCATCTTGTTCGCGCGATCTACGCCAGCAAGATAGTCTTCCTTGTCTTGTCCGCGCTGCATCTCTGCTGCGTTCTTGAACATGAACGACAAGCCGGACATGTCACGATCAAGAATTCCCTTCGAGAATATCTGCTCGACGGGATCGCTTTGAAAGATAGCGGGAAGTGGAACGTGTGTTTTTGGAACTGCGTCACTCATGTTCGCACCTAGCTAATGTAATTATTCATTTGATCTTCAGTCACATCACCGTACATTCTCGGCTTGTTCCGACCGTACGCGTTGTATAGCTGCTTCGCGTTATCAGTCAGACCACCAACGAACGTGTCATAGTTCGGTGTCTTCTGTGCCATCATCGCAGTAATCAAAGGATTCGCAGCGCCAGAGAATGCAGCATTCGCGCGAGACATATCTGCGTACTTCGCACGGTTCATTGTAGCAGTATCCAGTCCACCGCTGATACTCTCAGGCTGGAATGGCATATTCTCTATGTTACTTGCGCGTGATGCAAGCATGTTGTACGGGTTCAACTTGCCTTGATTAAACTGATCCGTCATTTGCATGTAGAGCGGACTCGCTTCTTCGTCGGACCTCGCTTGTGCCGTACGAATCCCTTGTGTAGCTCCGCGATCCAAGGATGCAATCGTCGATTGTAGGTTATTTGCCCCGCTACCAGTTCGCAAAGCCGCAGCGTTAAAGCCGCTTCGTGCTTGATCCGCCCCTTCGGTCGCGTTTGTGACGTTTGCAATACTATGAGCGCCCGCCACGCCACCGCGCGTAGGTGCGCCATAGCCATAGCGCATCTGATCCAATAGAGGCGACGCGGCACTTCCTTCAGCAAGTCGTCGGTTGAATGCTCCACGGCGTTCCTCCGCACCACGCCCAAGCGATTCGACGTATCCTTGATTCTGTACTGCATCGCTCCGATTGAGCATGGACTGAGATTGCGGCGTAAGGTCAGTGACCCATCCACGTCCCGGTACGTAGCGTACTTGATTGCCGCGTGCGTCTGTCTGTCCAGCAGTCTGCAACTCGTACTGTTGCTCAAGTGCTTTCTTCTGCAACATGTACTGTTGCATTGCGACTTGCAGCGCGCCTTGATCTTGTCCACTCTTCTGACTCTGCGCAAGTAGATTCAAGCCACCCGCTGCGACGGCACCACCTGCACCGATCATTGCTGCAATTGCTGACATACTACACTCCAGTAATCACAACGTGATTGTGATTTGTGTCTCGATGAGATGCAAGTAGATGAAACTCATCTGTGAATTCGTGTTCCGCTTCTTCAACTGTCTTTGCTTTCGTAGCGTAGACCATCGTAATAAACGTGTGAGCCAGCGATGCGAATAACTGCTTCCGTCCAGCCATCGCAGGGAATACACGATACCCTTCCACAGTGATGTGATCCATGCCCGTGTGAATCATGCAATGTCCAGCTACGATCACAAGAGTAGGCACTTTCATCAACACGCCAGTTAGCATTTGATGTGGCTTCATCATGCACGTGCGTGAGTACAAGCCACCATGTAGTACATGCTCCGTGAACACATGTTCCTGTGGCAGCTTGAACATGCGATCTTCCACGTCTCGCACACGTTCAAGTGCTTCTGGTTGAAGTGCAGGCAGCACCTTATATGATGTGACTTCATTCATTAGAATGTACCAGTACTACCGAGTCCACGATTTGTATTCGTCTTCTTCGGAGTGAATGGAAGTGACGTATCGGCGGGAGTATTCGTAGTCAAATTAATTGGTCCTTGCGCTGTACCAGCTTTCTGTAGTAGCGTCGGTACATCAAAGAGATTCGTGCTTCCAAGTGCGCTACGAATACTGCCTTCAAGATTACCTATATCACTCGTCGCCTTATCCTGTGCTTGCTTGTAGTACGGATCGACGCTGAATTCAGGCATACCGAATTGGAACTGACTTGCTGCCGTACCTGCATCGCCACGGATATTATTCAAATCCTGGCGATCCTTGCCGATGATACTACTCTCGATATTCGACAACGTAGAGCGTGCAGCATTCCCCTGCGCGCCAAGCTCATTCTGAGCCGTAGCGTATCCAGCGTCATTCAACAATCCACGCTTGCGATTGAAGTCTAGCTGTTGCTGTGCTTGCTGTGTCTGATTACCGAGGATGCTATTTACGATGCTATCGCCAGCATTGTCTGGAATAAGAGTGCGATCAAATCCCGGCGCAAAGCGACTATTCACTTGTCCAGTATAGTTCGCACGCTTCACATTCTGAGCGTTATCGAGTCCAGTAGCGAATGCATCACTGTTGAAGTACGCAGCAGGATTCGCATCTAGATCAGGTACCTTCACGCGTGTATCATTCACGATGCTGTCAATGAGACTTGAATACGTGTCAGGTGATAGTCCACGAGATGCGAAATAATCACGTCCAGTGTTATGCGCACCAGTGACAGCGGTGGACAGGTTGTTCTGAAAGTCAGTTCGAGCCTGCGCTTTCAATGCATCTTGACGATCCTGCTCGCGTTGTGCCGCTGCTTCACGCATCATCTCCAGCTGAATGCTGTTATCTTGTGGGGGAGGAGCACTCCCACCGCCACCGCCACCACTCATATTACACTCCTGTCAAATGCGCGTGCATAGAACCAATACGCACGAAGCCAAGTCTTTCTAGTATATTCGACACGCTATCAATCTTGATGCCACTCGACACGCCGAGTTTGATAATCTTCGCACCTTCATTCAAAGCCCATGTGCGATAGTCCTCGATGCACTGTATGAATGCACGTGTACATCTACCGCGATGTTCTTTTTCAACTATCATTATCAGATCGTATGCAATCTTATCAGGTCCAAATGCTGTCTCTTCACATACAGCTGTAATTCCACCTACAGGCTCATCCGTGTCCGACACCGCGATCACACGAATGAACCAACCCTTTTGTTTCAGTATTGCTCCGGCTAGTAAGTTCGCAGTCTTCTCGTGATTGAATGCGAGGCGTGTGTAGGTTGGGGCTTCTCCTAACACACGCCCCGCAATTGCAGCGAGCTTGTCTACTTCATAGCCGTGAGCATCACGGACTATGTATGGTGCCATTGTGCGGCAGCTTTCTCTCTTGCAAGCGTCGCTACATCGGCTGCCGTGTGGGGCGTGCAGCCATTCAATTTCCCATCTACAAGTCCAAGCAATGCCTGATAGTCGTACACAGGACACGGCTTTGGATCAATTTCACAGTGACCGTGGAACGTCACAGGTGTATTCGCGAGTTTGTATGCATCATCAATCGCCTTGCATAGCATGTACGTGCTTGCAAGCGCAGCTTCCTGAAAGTCCCACAATCCATTCGTCATTATCGCAATCGTCGCGATATTACCGCGTTGATCTGGTCCGAGTTGTGCCGCAGGTTGTTCTTCTAGTGGACGCCCTGTACAAATACCTCCAACATTGTCCACGAGAAAATGATAACCAACACCGCGCCAACCATTAGCAAGATGCCAAGCATTGATTGTCTCCGCTAGTTGTTGTCCGATTACCTTGCCATCCCAAGCGCTACAGTGTAGGAATACTCTTGTGACTTTCCGCTGTGGCACTTTGAATGACGGCGGATCGAACATCACGAACGGCCAATGTGCAGGAGTACCGCTGTCACTCATTTGGTCAATCCTTTGAACTTATCGAATGAACGCAACGCACCCATACCGAGCATTCCGAACAACAACTCCCAAAGCATGTTATCGAGCTTCGGAGCATTCAGAATAGCAGTGACATAACGCTCACCAACAAACGAAGACAAATATCCACCCAAGGGGATGAAAATGTACTGGTAAAATAGAGCACCAGCACACACCCAACCAATAGCAGGACGCCATCCACCTTTGAAATTCCCATCGCTGGCAGCTTCTGCTTTGTTAATCTCAAGTTGTCCCAAGTCCGCACTCTGCAATTGCGTCATGAATGCGAGCATGAATTCTTGCTGCTTTGTAGGATCAGGGAAAAACTTGTTAACAACTTGTTGTAGTATCGGGCTAAGTACGCCTAGTAGAAGTGGAAACATGTGTTCTCCGTGTGTTACGGCTTCTGTATCTTGTTGTTGATCTGATCGAGAATCTTGCGTATTTCCTCTTGTTGCTTTATCTGCTGTTGCTGACGTTCATCAATGATGATTACACGTTCCTTCACGGATTGAACTTGCACATTCAATTCGTGTTGATCTTTCTCCACCTTCGAGATGCGCTCTTCCGCGTTCGCCATACGCACGCCAGTGGAACCCCACTGTACGGCGACCATGACGAGTATTGTGCAGAACGTGATTACATTCCCAGTTGTAATTTGTGAAGTAAATCGAAATTTCTCATCACTCATGGACCATACTCCATCACTTCGATGAAGGACTCACTCACACCACCGTATAGCTGTGCAGCAGCGGAACCGTTGAGGTAAATGGCTTCAGCTGTACTATCTCCAAGTATCAACTCAAACGTAGTTGCTACTGCGGCACCAGATACAACTTCACATTCTACTTCAAGCTGGGTTGGTCCCGTACCCATGATGACGCCTACAGCTTTTAATGCATCAGCAGCACTATCTCGGTGAATGTGTGCAGTGACGCCTGTGAGACCACCTGCTGCTGTACCGAAGTTGATACGACTTCTTACCTTTAGCCTGCTTGTCGCGCTCTTCGGCGTTATTGTAACAGCCAAACCGTACTGACTGCCTTCACTAAACTGCGGCTTGGTATTATCGAATGGCGTAACGCCTGAATGAGATACAAGCGCTGTTACCTCTGTACGCACAATCTGCTGAACAGCAACACGGTCAACATATGCAGTCGTAGCAAGTTTCGTGCTATTATCGTCTTGTGCCGGTGTAGTCGTACTCTTATTCGTCAATGCTTGTGCGTCAGTCGTGCCGACAATCGTGCCTACCGGCCCCGTCATATACGCGGCAGTACCAAGTCCAAGTGACAATTGTAATGAACCAACAGCAGGCATCGAGAGAAGCACAAGTCCATACACACCAGGCGTAACGGCTGCAAGCGTTGTGAGGTTCGCGTTAGCAGTTTGATAACTACCAGAAGCTTGAGCTCCAATTGCTGCAAGAGCGGCACTTTGATTAGCAGCTTGCAATACAGCAGTACCGATAGACGTAGCGCCAAGCAACAAAGAAAGTGAATCAGCCTGCGAGTAGATCGTATATCCAGAACCACTACTCGTAACAGCTACAATCTTACGTGCATCTGTCGCACCACCGGGAACAGGAAGTACTTGCGATCCAACAAGAGACAAATCAACAAGCACAGACCACTTACCAGCAGCAAGATCATTCGCGAAGCTACTACTTGAAGTATGTGTCTCCGTTGCTACTGCATACTGTGACCCATTCACTACGAAATCATTAAGCGCATAGTTCGTATTCGGCAACCATGCACCGCGGGCACGTGCTGGACTAGAGTACACTGTCCAGTACGACGGATTTGCAATGCGATCTTCCAAGAACGTAGTAGGAAGTGCAGCACTTACATGCGGCACTTGACATTGAAACACCGCAGCTGTAGTCTCATCAACTACAGAATCACCCACCGCGTACGTTGTGCTATTCTGCCAAGCACCTTGCAAATTCTGAACAACAAAGTACGTACCGATGACTGCATCAATCAGTATCAAGTTGTCATTCATAATCTCCGCCCATGTACGCCTATTCGCGTTAATGGGCTGGAGATGGATATTCGGTGTTGGTGCTGGATCGCTCACAACGTACTCCTACTACACGTCGATTTCAGTACCCACGAATTGCACGTTCGCAGCAATGAGCGCTGCGCCAGACGTAGCGTACTGTACCGTATCACCTGCACTGAGGAAGTAGATAGGATCAGCGGGAGCAACCGTGAGCGCCGTGCCAATACCTGTAGGCTGTGCTGCTTGTTCTGCTGCGCGAAGTCCTGCACTCTTGACGCTGAATGCGTAGAAGCTCGCTGTCATTGCAGCGATCTTCGCAATACTCATACCATTCACGAAGAATTCGATGATGCTGCCGCCACCTGCATTACCTTGCAGGATGAACATCAACTTACCTTTCGCTGCCTTCCCCGTTGGCACGGTGTAAACAGTAGTCGTACCTACCGTCGTTGTTGCAGCTTCACCAAGCACGCCAATCTTGTCACTCATGTTTTGCTCCTACACCGTGTCAAAGTTTGAATCGTCATACGCGAGTTGCCTTGGCACTCGTGTAGTGTTTTGTAGCGTAGTGATTTCCGCAGCAGCAATCGTGAACTGCTCACGTAGATCAGCTTTGTCTACTTTTATGTTGTCTGGGAAAACGTCTGGATCAATTTGACTTGCCATGTTTAGTTACTCGCCATGATTTCCCAATTGGTTCCATTCGCTTCAAGATCACACCACTTACCCGCTGTAGCAGCTAGAATCGCGAATGCAGGACCAGTACCATCGAGTGCTACAACATCGGTAGCAACAGATACCACTGTATTTGCTGTGATCGTCTTCAAGCGAATCTTTCTACCAGGATTTGCGTTTGCAGCTGGGAATGTTACTGTGACAGTTCCCGCGTGGTTAAAAATCAACACATCATCTGAAGCAACGACCGTGTAAGTAGCACTTGTAACAGTGCGTGGAACTTGAAGTGCGGGCCTTCCACATACGGTCCAGAAACTTCCATCGAAAAAACCAAGTACGGTATTCGTGCCGCCGCCACTTGAGATTACAGCGCCATGTGTGTTTACAGTTGCGTCACTGAAACACGCAAATGCACCAGCAGTAGGAATTGCACCGCCCAACATGATTTGGTTGTATGTGCGCGGTCTAAATCTAACAGATGTACCAAAGTAATGGCCTGTAGGATCATTTGTTACTGGATCAAGTGTACCAGCGAATTCCATCGCATAACGCGACGGCATACCAACGATTTTTTGTAGATTCCAAGCGAATAAGGCGCCGATAGTTGAATTCGCGTCGAGGAACGCTACATACGCTTGTAATCCTGATTCAGCATACGTCGTGTTGGCTTGGAAGATACAATCATGAATCGTTAGTCCAAGAGCGCCAGTTCCATTGAATTCAATCAACGTGCCGCCAACAGGAGGACGCGCTTCAAAGCTACAATTGCGAATCGTAACAAGGCCGGTAACTTTAATGAAACCACCAGCATTCGTTTGATCACCATTAGCAAAACGGCAATCATCAAGCGTCAAGCATTGATTACTTGGAATGAAGTGTACTGATACACCACTACCTTCAGTGTCGATTTGACGGATATAGATTGGTTCAGAAGCTCCGAGTATTTCAATATCAGTTGCGTTGTATCCACCACCTAGATGTTGGATGTCAACGGAACCGTTATTGACTTGAATACCAATAGTCCCTTGAGTAATAGCATTTCTATAAACGCGATGATGCTTTGCATTAGAACTTGTACTTACCCAAATGCCAATGCCAGCGGTTAGTGGACGAAGCGAAGGAGATAGAACGATTAAATTGTCCCAAATATCTATGTTCTCGCAGTTATTAACTGCCGTAGCAGAAATCGCAATGGCTTTCGTAGCAGAATTGGTTTGGTTGGAAAGATTGATCGCATTATAGCGAATGACATTCTGTGTCGAGATGTTGCCCGGTGCATATCCATCAATGTTAAAAACAGTATCGACAGTCACGCCACCCGTTGTATTCCAAGTGAACCCTTCAATATGGCAATTCTGACAGCGCACCATGTCAACCATGACACCGTGATTGCCGCCATTCCATAAAAATGAAGGTGTCTGTCCAAAGTTGCGAGGATCAAGACCAGAGACAAGCCACACGTTGCGCTTGTCTGTCATCGTGAGTGTAGATGTCAGTACATATATCGCATTCGGATTCGAGAAGTTGATAATGCTGCCATTCGGTACAGCGTTAATCAAACTCTGTAGTGCTGCTGTCGAATCCGTCACACCGTTGAATGGAATTGGATAATCTTGAACATCATATACTTGAGCAAATCTAGCTGCAAGCGTGCGTGCAATACTTGATCCAGTAGCAGTTACGAGAATGCCGCTTCCGTCCAATCCTGTAAGACTAGCTGGCGGAGGAATAGCTTGTGGATCATCTTCAAAATTGAACGCAGATTGCCGTGGAATAGATACAGCATCTTCCAACTCTGTAAGTTCTTGCGCGATGATTTCCAACTGCTCACGCAAGTCAGCCTTACGAACCTTGCGATCATCTGGAATTACTGTGGGATCAACTTGGCTTGTCACGATTATTAAACTCCAAAGCTACGAACAGTGCCCATTTGATACAGCAACGTGATTGCGACGAAGCGAAGTGCTTCAAGTGACTCGCCTTCAAAGCGAATCTTCACAATCTTGCCTTTCGTTGGAGCCTCTGTAACGAGTTGTGTTCCTGTGTTATTGCCACCACCGTAGAGATCGCCGTATGCGTCTAGTCCGAATCCACCACGATCACGTCCTACCATGTCAATTGATAGTGCTTCTATGAATGGTGGATCAGCGAATGGATCGAATCCAGTATCATCATCGAACAGCGTCTCGTCGTCGAATTCCTCACCGCTATTCGCTTGAATGTAGTAGTTATCCACGAACACTTTGATATTGAATATCGCTGAACCTTCTGTATCCATCATCATGTAACGAAGCGTCTTCGCCATTGCGCGATGCTTCAAATCACTCCACGGAAGTTCCCACGCCCATTTGATAGGAAGTCCACTATCGTTCACATCGACAACCGGAGAGAATCCAGTGTCGTCTGTGAAGTCAGTACCATCTGTGAAAGTCTCCTGCTCGCCTACGAAATCAGCGTTCAGTGGGTTTGTCTGTTCATTACCGAGTAGAAAGATGTCGCTACTATTCTCGCGTGTGAAGAAGACATTACCTTCACTAGAGCGAACACCACAATGCCAATTCCAACCAACGAACCGTGACCATGACTCAACGTTGAGACGATCCACGTAGCGGTAACAGTAGCCAGTAGAATTCAGCTGATACGGCTTCTTCGCATCTGGCAAAAACAACATGTACATTGACATACGACGATCGTACACACTGAATGCGTCTGTATTGAGTGTGCTGGATGGAAGTGCGTTGATAGCCTTTTGTAGAAGTGGATCAATCAAACGTGACGGACGATCTGGTGAGAGGACGCGAGTAAACTTGGACAACTCTACCGAGGCAACACCCACGATGTCACACGAGAGAGCCATGTCTCCAATGTCTTGCTGCGTCCTGTGTGACACTGCTCCGTAGTTCTGAATGATACTATCAGGTGATACAGACAGAGTAAGAGTGTTAGGTGTACCAACAGTCTCCACAAGCTGCACAGGAATGATGCATTCTTGGAAGCGAACGAGTAGATAGCCTTTGAAGATTGCAAGGCCAACGATTGTGGTATTTCCCTTAGTAACATACGTCTTCATATCGAAGTTGTTTGCGAACTGTACTCCGGGATCGCCGAGCCATGTGCCTCCTGCGTTTTTCTCACTCACGTAGAGCATGGAGCCAGATGCGAAGATCACATGCTGCGAGAACTTTTCACAGAGTAGTGCGATGGGCACATTGATATTGCTACCAGTGCCAAGATCAGCGAGATAGTCTACAACGTACGACGACGAAACAGTTAGAGGCTTATCCACTCCATTCGTGATAATCAACGAACCATTGAACTCAACGAATAGACATTGTTGTGTGGGACTCCAAATTGTAAGTCCTACTCTCGTCGCTGCTGCAATCGCCGCATCCCAAATACGAGTAGCAACACCAGTACCATCAATCGTGAATACTTGTCCAATCTCGTCAACTGCAACGAGCTTCGTGAGGAAATACTCCATATTCACAATGGAGTAGTCGGTCAACGCATTAAGTGAAGCAAACCACTTCGTGCCTTGTCGCAACTGCAACGAACCATCAAGTCCTACAAGAAGGTTATCCAACGCACGCGCGTATTTGCTCGATAGATTGAGTTCCGTATCAGCTACGTTCAATCCACCAGAGAAGTCACGCGACGTTGCTTCTTTTAGGATATTGACATTAAGCATACGGCGCGTCTGCCTCCCACCAATCATTCGGCATTAGTTGATTCGGCTGTGAAGTAGTGGGACGTGAATTCTCCTTCGCCATGATCTGTGCTTTGCGTTCAGTCTTTAACTTATTGAGATTGTCGATTTGAATGGGATTCGTGCCGTCCTGACACGCCCACATGTGCGCTGCCTCATACACATGCCAATCATAGTCAATTGGCAGAATTTCTTCACGATTCGTCCAATCAATGCGACGGTGAATGTGAAAGAGCACGCGTCCTTGCAACGTCTCAGGATAGAACTGTACTAGATACCGACCACGCCCCGGTGCTCCACCAGCATCACTAGCAGGATCAAGGCCACGATACCCAAATAGCAAGGTAGAAGTAAGGGGATTCGCATAACTGCTCAACTTCGTCATAGGCGTTTGCATGGATTCGTGATATATGCGGAAGATGTCCTTCCAGTCTTCTGTATCCGTAATCAATTCTGTGATCTTGCCTGTCGTGCCGTCGAGCGTGCGAATGCGCCAGAGAACCATTTCATCGTTCTCTGACGACTCCTTAATCATATTGTGTGCGCGTTTGAGAAACATGATTGCAGCGTCGTCTGAGTATGGGGTCATATTCTGACCATTCACCATGCCCATGAAACGCGCTACATCGCGAATTGCATCACCAACTGTACTGTCTGCCATTCACAACTCCATAAGAAAACGCCGCGGTGGGAGAACACACAAGACCACCGCGGCGCCTCTCACACTGGTTAGCTCGTCGGGCGAGCTTGACCGTGAAGATTCGTACGATTTGGAATGTACCAAATCTCAAACACGTTCGTGCCGTCGGGAATGACGGTAGCAGGCAAGTACGTACCACGGCAATCCGCGTTCGTGCTTGTCTCAGTCGTCGCATCAAGAAGACCCGCAGTGAACGTGCCAGCGTTGGCAGCAACCGCTTCGTTCTTGATTTCAGTTTGCATCGTGACACCCTTGTACGGGAGTCCGAACTTATTGCCCCATCCGACGTTGACAGTCGTAACGTCAGTGTCGGACGAGAGAGCGAGCGATTCGATCCACGCGAATGCTTTCAGACCCTGCACAGTAGTAGTGCCGTTCATGGTCAACGCTTCAACCATCTTGCTTCCAAGATAGTCATAGCCAGTCACAGTCAACGTGCGCGCGTTCGCAGCAGAAGCAACCGCAGTAATATTACGGCCCCAATGCGAACGAATCGTGAGACTGTCAATTGGCACAAGTCCGTTGTTACCAATTGCAGTTGCAGTACCGACGCCAGCAGTGAATGTGGTAACGCTAAACGCGGAACCGTTCACCATCTGACCAGCGGCAAGCAGACCGTTCGCACTCAACGCGAGCGGTGCAGACCACTTTGCACAGTACGGACCGGACAGAGAAATATCCGCCGCATACTGCATACCGGGAACACGAAGGCTTACGCCAAACGGAAAGTAATCCGCATATGGGCGAGAGAGTGAATTAGACATTTACAGGTTACTCCAGCTTATCAATTGTCTTTGAGACGTGCTCATGGCCTTCCATGACAGGAAGATCATTACCAGCGATGTCTTCATCACCAGTCGTATTCACGTCTACGTCAGTGTCCACATTGCCGCGTGCATTCCGTGGAGCGCCACTCGGCATTGTAGTACCATTCGCAAGCTCGTTAGCAATGTTCAGGGGAATGCCCTGCTCATTCACTTCCTCACCTGTTCCTGTGTCGATGAGACGAGGACGCATTGCAAGCAATCCGTCCTTATGCTCTGTCAGTCGATTGAACGTGTCTGTATCAATCAACTTTAGGTCAAGCGCCTGATCCAACGATGTCAGACGAATACTGTGACCGGGCTTTCCACGCACGATGATGAGCACGCCGCCACGTTCTTCAACTTGCTTCGTGACCATCTTCTGTCGTGGATTACCGTAACGATCCTTGCGTTGCTTCGGATCATCCTCGAATGCGTATTCGAGTCTATGAGTTACGTAGTCTTCTGGAAGAATACGTACCTCATAGTCCATTCTCATTCCCATGCGTTACCCCGTTGTTCCGTTACGAACAAGACCGTGCGTACGATACGCCTTCCAGATGCAGAACTGACCCTGCCACTGGACACGCGAACCGGAAGCATCCATGTTCCACGGTGAGTTGAGCTTCTTGACGCGCATGTTGACGCCTTTCAACATGTGCAGACGGAGATACTTGGAGTTGATGAAGTAAGCACGGTTCACACCGCAATCCTCATCGTACACCATCGGGATGTTGTTGTGAGAACAACCACCGAAGCCAAGATCGAACATCTTGCCGCCCATCTTCGTCTCGGACAGCGTAATCATAGTGCGATCACGGCAAGCCTGACGGTACAGACGGTAGATATTGCGACCGACAACGATCACGACCGGC